TTATAATCAAAGCATCCCCACACGCACTTCTCTTCGGGAATGAAAAGGGATCTAATCATTGGTCCGAGATCTTTATTACGTGCGGGAATCTGTTGTAAATTAGGATTTGAATATGAAAATCTTCCAGTGACAGTACCACCTTGATCTGATCTTATTTGATTAATATCTGCATGGATTCTACCCTTATGCTCATGTTTAATAATGGTATCTATAAAGGTTGTATGTGCCTTGTTTATTTCTCTGGCTTTTGCTATTTTATGAACGAGAGGATGTTTATGACTCGAAAGAAAATTTTTGGTAAAGGAAGGTGCTTGTGTTTTCTCTGTTCGTTCGTAAGGTAATTTTAATTTGTCGAAAACTGTGGCAATCGATCGTGCTGCCCATATTTGAGCATCTATTTGTGTTTCTTTTTTTATGTCTTGCAGCAATTGTTTTTCTTCTGCAAGTAATTTTTGTTTCAGCTTATGCGCACTTTCCACGTCGACACGGACGCCTTTAAATTTCATATCTACTAAACAAGGAAAGAGATCTGTCTCTAATTCAAAAATAGATTCTAGATCCTGGTTGCTTAATTCTTGTCTCAATTTTTTCCATANCTGATANGTGACGTCAGCATCTCGTTCTGCATAACTGCCTACATACATCGCTGGTAACTTCCACATGTCTGCTTTCGGATCAATCCCCCATTCTTTGGCTCCAGCAACTAACGCGGCTTCATCTTTTCCATAACCAATATACTCACGACCTAAACTATTTAAATCATATCGCATTCTATTTTCATTTATTAAAGAAGCTGCAGTCATTGTATCGACGATGGGTCCATTTATTTGTATTCCCATGGCACGAATCCAACACACATCGTACATCGCATTATGAAAAATTTTAATAGCAGGAGATTCACAGGTCTCTCTAAACCATTGAATTACTTTAGTTTTTTCAAGGTTCCCTCCTCCTTCATGATCAAAAGGAAAGTAGCCTTGATAACCTTCGGTAGCTACCGCAATACCTACAACTTTTCCATTACCAATAACAGAACCCGATCCTCTAGTTTTTAAATCTGGATCCGAAGTTTCTAAATCAATGGCAATTTGTTGTCGTGAAGTAAGATCAGGAAATTCTTCAGGCTTAACCCATTCTGTTTGAGGTTTAAATAAAGGTATTTGCATTAAGAATAATCCCTCTCAATAATCATATCAATATAATGTTTAGCTTTTTCCAAATCTTGAACTTCTCCTTTATGTTTATGCCTGCAGATATATTTTATAGCATTTCCTTCTGCAAAGGGCAAATTATTTTCATTTATAAATTGAGCGGGTTGAATTTTCATATCCTTATAGTGATTACCACCGACTTGTTTTTTATATGGATTACTCATAGTTTAAACTCCTTACTTCGATCCTTACACCGAATTAAAAATAAATTTTTGCTACATCGTGTAAGACCGACGTACCATACTCTTTGTTCTTCATCTTGTTTCATTTTAGTTTTTATCGCTCCTTTGATTGTGTTACTGGTTTGATTTTGAAGAATCACTACATTGGTAGCTTCTCCTCCTTTTGAACTATGGAGAGTAAGAACTTTAACTCTAGGTTTAAGACGTAAGTCTTCTCCATTGCTTCGCATGGCTCTGATATAAGTTTTAGTGCTAGGGGTTACGGCAGTAAAGGCATCATACCATTGAAGACTAGAATCTAATTCATATTCTTTTTTTAAATCATTAAGTTTAAATAATTTGTCATCAGTCTCTTTAAATTTTTTATTAAATCTTTCTAATAATCTTTGAACTTCGATGGTGTTAAGTTCAGAGCCTTTTTTCCAGCCTTCCCAGTTTAAAATATCTTTGTAAAGAGATTCATTCATACTACGTCCATCTTTACTTTCAAAGTAGACACCTCTTTTTCTTAAATCTTTAAAAATGGGTTTTAATAAATCATTTGTTCGAGCTAAAATATACCAATCTCCTTTGGAGAGATTAATAGGTGTCAGAGAAAAATATGTTTTTATATCTCCATCCTCTGCTTTTGGTGTATTCCAAGGCTTTTCGAGCCTTCCTAATAAAATATTATCCAGGCGATCCAAAGCTCGTGCGTGAATTTTTCTAGGTACTCTTTTGGATTGCTTAAGAGGAATTTCAATAGCATCAAAGTTAATAAAAGAATCTACGTCTGCGCCAGCCCATCCAAAAATTGCTTGGTCATCATCGCCAGCTAAATAAGTATCATTACTATATTGCTGCAAGGCTTTGAGCATTTTCCATTGTAAAAGAGAAAGGTCTTGGGCTTCATCAATAAAAATAACTTCAAATTGAGGAACTTTAGCATCGGGCAATTGAATAGCATTTATAAATTTTTCAATCATGTCATTATAATCGATGAGAGAATAAGTGTTTTTATAGTCGTCAATATGTTTGGCTACGACTTGAAGTTTATCTCTTTCAATTTTTCCAAGATGTTCATTACGATCGAGTTGATCTAAAACGGAAATATTTCTTACCTTCGCTAAGTTAATAAGACTTAAGTATTCACTGTTAGAAGTAAAAATTCCATTGAAATCATTTTTTTCATAAGTGGCATACTTAACTCTTAATCCACATTCTTCACCAATTGCTTTATAATGTTCTTCTTGCATTACATTTTCTTCTTGCAGACCTAGATATTTAAATGCAAATGAATGCAAAGTTCTAAAATGTTTAACATCTTTTTTATTTAATTCTGGAAAGGCTTCTAGAAACCTGTCCCTTGCTTCGTAAGCTGCCTTACGTGTAAAAGCAAAATAACCTATGCGATCTAAAGGAATTCCTTTAGTCTTGTACTCTATTACTTTTTTTAAGAGAGTTTCGGTCTTACCGGTCCCTGGCGGGCCTAATACTTTATAATTCATTAATAATTAGGCTCCTTTCTTTTTGGTTTTTTATATTCTATCTGGTCAACTTTCATTTGTTTTAATTTAACTACCTTATGAGTTTTATTATCTATGTTATAAGAGTGATCAAATTCTGCATCTAGTTCTTCTTTCATAAGCAGACCCGTGTCTCTTGAATCTAGTTTCCATTTCACTGGTAAAGTTTCAAAGAAAGATGGGAAAAGAAAATAATGAAATCCTCCTTCGCTCCAACATAAACCTCCTTTAATATCACTTCGTGTTTTAGCTTGCGCTGAATTAACACAGAATTCATAGAGATGTTGATAGAGTTGATCTTTGGTTTCTGTTCCTGGAGCTGGATAAACTCGTGTAACATTTTTCATTACTAAATTTAAAAAGGCTCGGTATTGTTTAGGAGGAAGAGGGTCTGGATAAAATCCTGCTTGTAACCAAATTAAATCTAAAAGTTTCTTTTGAGTTGTAAAAATATCAGGATTGGATGCTTCACATTCCTCCGGTTTACCATCTGGTTTTTCTACAGTAAAACGAAGTTTAGGTGTGGTGCTTAAAATAACTTGGAGTCCGGAGATTAGAGGGAAAGTAGAAGTGGTATCAGATTTAATTCCAAAAGGTCTTTTAACACAAACATGTTTCATACATACTTTTGAAATGACTTCATCATTACATGTATGGTTAGCTGTATCTTTAGTCCAATATTTTATTTTATCATTAATTTTTTTAAGAGGCCAAGGAACTGCAAAATATTTATTAGCTTCATTAACTTTGTCTGGCCAATCTTCTCCATATTTTTTCTTAGCAAAGACCATATAATTATACATAAAACGATCTCTACCATCTCCAATTTTAGTTTTAGAAAGTCTTTGTAAACATGGTGGACCATCTTCAAATTCGGGATCTCCGCCTAATAAAATTTCTGTTTCGACCCTAGAGATAAGTTGTTCTAATTCTTCAGGCATTAGACGTGAATCCATACCTATTTTAAGAAATTGTTCCAGAGAAAGAGCAATATTATTTTTGTCTAAGCCATAACGTTTGGTATTTTTATGATTAAAGTAAGGAAGGTTAATAAAATTTCCAGATAAGTTTCCGTGTTCGTCTGGTTCAAGTTCAATTTGTTTTGGATAAATTTCTGTAGTTCTTTCTAATTCAAGGGGTAACAGTAAAGAGGCCAAAGAATCTCGCATCGTTTGAGCATCGACTGGTTCTTTTAAAAATAAATAGATATGCAGTCCTCCACTTTTAGATCTACATGGAACTAAGGGTAGTTTATATCTCTCTATATAAGAGAGAAGAAGAACTATATTAAAATCTTGATAATTTTCAGGATCAACGTCAATACATCCAAAATAAGCTTTACCTTCTTTGGTGCAAGGTTGAATTCCAATTGATATTTTTCCGTCTAAATGTTTTTGATAATGGTGGGGTTGGATAGGCTGTTTAGACCATATGTATTCTGGTTTAATTTTATTTCTTTCTTTATCAAACTCTACTTTGGCTTGTAGTTTTATTTGCCCAAAGTTTTCTTTGAGTCCAGAGAATAGCTTTATAAATTCATCTATCATATATCCCTTTCAAGAGGGCGGGTTAAGTCTCCCGCTCCCGCCCCTATATTCACCCTTGGTGAAACTTAGAAGTTTGTGTCGTCTTTCTCAGCAGCTTTACCTTGTCCACTTTTNATTGAAGNGTGAAAAGCTTTAGCTTGTTGATACAGATCTACATTATCTACTTTTCTTAAAAGTTTTACGTTGTAACCGTACCAAGTAAAATTACCTGTTACTTCTACAG